GCCTCGAGCGGCTCCAGGAAGCGGTCGGTCGAGCGGCTGGCTGGCCCAAGAACAAACGCCGAGCCAAAGTACGCCGCCCCCGGCATTCCGATTGGACACGCCGAAAAATCGACATTCTCTACAGCCATAAGGAAATCGACCGATGGATGGGCTCCCGCTAAAACCACGGAAACCGTGATACCGTCACCCGCGAAAGGGGAAACGATGACGGACTACATCAAGCCAGGCGAGGCCGCCGAACTCCTCGGCGTTTCACGCGACACGATCCGCCGATACATAGATTTAGGTCTGCTCGAGGGCATCAAAACGCCAGGCGGGCAACGCCGCATAGACCGCGATTCCGTCGAGTCGATTATCGACCGGCGAGTACCTCACTCGACCACCGTTAGGGTCATCAAATGATCGCCGAGGCGGCCCTAGCGCTCGTTATGGCCGCGGGGCCGTCAGACATGCCCGATAGCCTGTACGAAGGTAAGTGGTACGTCGCTAAGGCGGAGCCGTTCCGCAAATGCGTTATGCATCGGGAATCTCGAGGGAACTACCGAGCCGACGGGCCCTACGGATCGGGGGCCTACCAATTCATCCAATCGACGTGGGATCACTACGCCGAACTCGCTAACCTCGATGAATGGGTCGGCGTCCGGCCCTACAAAGCACCGAAAAAGGTACAGGACCGCGTATTCTGGCGGACCTATTGGAAGGGAAAGGGGAAACACCATTGGAGCCACGTACACGCCCTCACGATCGGCAAGCAGGTGAAACGGTGCGGCTGACACACCTCGGCCGTATCGTCGTCGCGTTCGTGTTCCTATCCGCCCTCGGTTTCGCGGGCTGGCTAGAAACGCTCGGCTACTAGACCACCGAGGGCCCGGCCCACCGAGCCAGGGTAATCGAGCGCCTGGCAGTCGGAGAAGCTTCGACGGAGGGGAAGCCGATCGAAGCCCGGGCCCTCGGTTTCACAATATGGAAGGGGAAACGATGACCGATTACAGCAAGACGATTAAACACGAGGATACGACCGTGGTCGTGTCCATTAGTGCGGGTACGGAACGAATATGTATCCACGCTTACCACGCCGGAAAAGGCCTCAGCGCCGCCATGTGGCTACCCGTCGAGGTGACCGAGGACCTAGCGCACTACCTCATCGGGGCGCTCATGCACACCCAAGACCCGCCCGAACCTAAGACGGAGGTTTAGGCATGCAGGCGCTATTCGACCTCGAGGCCGAGCGGCCCAAGACCCATGCCTGTACCGGCCCGGAGTGCGATTTCTGTCGCTGGCTCGACGGCCAGGCCGCCAAAACGAAAGCCACGAAAGCCGTACGGATCGACCCGGCCTGGAGCCACGACGCCGTCGCCTGGAGGCGCTCACTCGTCGAAGGCGACCTATTCACAGCCGACGACCTCATAGGCGCTATTGGCCTACCGGAAGGCCACCCCAATCAGATCGGGGCGATATTCCGCCAATGGCATCAAGCCGGAACGATCCGGCCAACCGACCGGCACTACACGAGCCAACGCAAAAGCAATCACGCCCGCAGGCAAACCGTGTGGGAGGTGGCCCGTGTCCTATGACCTCAAGGATTACGTAACCGTCGCCCAGCGCCTACGCATATTCCTCGAGCGCTACCCCGAGGGCTCCATGCAATTAGATCCCGTCGAGTTTCGGGAGATCGAGGGGAAAACGTGGGTAATAGGCCGGGCCTACGCCTACCGAACCCCCGACGACCCTAGGCCTGGCATCGGCACAGCCTGGGAAGTAATCCCAGGGATGACGCCGTTCACGAAATACAGCGAGGTCCAAAACGTCGAGACCAGCGCCTGGGGTCGAGCGCTGGCCGCTATCGGAATCGGGATCGACAAAGGCGTAGCCACCTGGGAGGAAGTGAACCGAACCAGCCGCCAGGAACGCCCGAAAGTAGTACCGCCTGGCGTCGACGGGCCCCTCGCCAAGACCATGGCCAGCGAGCCGCCTAGCGATCGGCAACGCAACTACGCCAAGAGCCTCATGGGTAAGGCCGCCGACGCCGCGCCCGAGATCATTACTCGAGTGCTCGGCTCGTACAGCCCACCGGAAACGTGGTCGAAGTACGAAACCTCTCAAGTGATCGAGGCGTTAAAGGCCGAGGTCGAGAACCAGCCGAAGGTCGAGCGCACGTCAACGCCTGGCCCCGACGATTGGCACACCCAAGAGCCACCGGAGGACACCGGGTAGGCCATGAGTGCCGAGGGAGCCCCGACCGGCGTGGTTAGTGCGGGGCCGTCGTTTGACCGGAATGACGGAGGAAATAGCACCGGCCACGACCAGCCCACCAATTCCTAGGTAGGGTGAAGTATCTCTACAACCGACCACAAGGGAGGCCGGATCGGGCTACCGCCCGAGCCCGAGACGGCCGACACAAACCACACACAAGGGGAAACATGCTCACACAAGACCAACTAGACGCACATTGCCGCCGAGCCGGTTGCAACTGCGACCACCTCGAGTGCTACCAAGGCTGGAACACATACGACGAAACAACAGCAGCACCATGCCAATACTGTCGACCATCACTACACGAACGCTTATGGAAGGCCCAGGCCGCCCGAGCCAAGGGCTACCCCCCCGAGTCCGTCCGCCGCATCCTGACCACCATCGAACGATGAGCCACAACAAAGCCAGGGACACCCCCGCCTACCGGGCCTGGCGTAAGCAAGTGCTCACACAATGCGAACCCGTGTGCATACGTTGTGGATATCCGGTTGATATGTCCCTACCAGGAAGCCACCCCGACGGACCCAGCGCAGACCACGAGCCACCCCTAGCCGAGACCGGGGAAGCCACCCCCTCCCTCGACGGAGCCGGAATTGCGCACACACAATGCAACCGAAGTCACGGCGCGAAACTCGGCGGACAACGAACCGCCAACAAAAAAACAAAACGAAAGCCACAGAGCAAGACAGACGCTTTTTCAGACAGCCTTTCTACACTCCCGCCGCCCCCAGCCTTTTTCCCCCCAGAGAAGCCCGAGAGGGCCGGAAAGGGGCAAGGTGGGCCAGGCTTCCACGGGGACGGTTTCGTTATGCCCAGGCTGGAAACTCGAGCGCCTGGCTCGGTGCGGGGGACCTGGGGAGCGGAGGCGGCCGAGTGGCTTTCTAGCGTGTTCGGTCTCGAACTACGAGGATGGCAGCGTTACGCGCTCGACCGAGCCCTCGAGTACGACGCCCATGGGCAACTCGTGTGGCCCACCGTGATTATCACGGTAGGGAGACAATCCGGGAAGTCTGTCCTCAGCCGAGCGGTTTGCTTATGGCGGCTCCACCACGCCGAACACTTCGACGAACCCCAAACGATCCTTCACGTGGCTAACAAACGATCGACCGCCATGGAGGTCATGCGACCGGCCGGAATATGGGCCGCGGAAAAGTACGGCAAAAAGGCCACCCGATGGGGAAACGAAAACGCCGGCATAGAGATACCCACCGGGGACCGCTGGCTTATTCACGCCGCCAACGATTCGGCTGGCGTCGGCTACTCGACCTCGATGGTGTTCGTTGACGAAGCCTGGAAAGTGAAGCGGGCCGTAGTCGACGATTCCCTGGCCCCGACCATGGCCGAACGCAACCAGCCCCAACTGTGGCTAGTGTCCACAGCCGGAGACTCGACCTCGGACCTTATGACCGCTTACCGGCAAAGAGCTTTGGATCGGCTCGAGTCCGACGACCCCGGCTCGGTGCTGCTCCTCGAGTGGTCCGCCCCGGCCGAGGCCGACCCCAACCAGGTCGAAACGTGGAAATGGGCAAGCCCCGAATGGAACCCCAAGCGCGAAAACTTCCTACGCCAGCAATGGGGCAACGTCGAGGAATCCGCCTGGAGGCGCGAATACCTCAACCAATGGGTAATCCGCTCGGACCATTGGCTACGCGATCGGTGGTGGAAAGACACCCTCGACCCGGCCGTCGACCTCCCCGACGACACGATCTGGAACGTCGCTATCGAATCCGATTTCGACGGTATGGGCCACGCCGTAGCGATCGCCGCCCGATCCGACGACCAATTCATCATCCGAGTCACCACCCACCGAACAATTAAAGAGGTCGACGAACGCCTAGCCGCGATCCGATCCGAGCACGCCAACCTATTCGTAGCCGTAACCCCCGGCTACGTCGACCGGCTCGAGCAACGATTCGACGAACTCGTAGGCCAGCGCGAAGCCGCCGCCGCCACGAGAAACCTCCTCGACCTATTCGACCAAAAAGCGATCCGCCACGACGGTAGTCAGACCCTGCAGGAACACTTTGGAAATTCGACGATCAGCCGACGGCAAGCCGGATGGGTACTCACCGCCCCGATGGGTAGAGGAGGCGTGTACGCCGGACGGGCCGTCATGTTCGCGTTATGGCAAGCCGCGAAAACCCCGCGGCCGGTCCCGACGATCCGAACACGCCGACGCGCATAACCCGCAAATACCGCGCCCGCGCTAGCCAATATGGTACGGAGCCACCTAAACTACATGCGTGGCGTTTCCCCGTTCACTCCGGATCGTGCGGGACCAGGAGGCTATCGCGGCGTCTGTCGCAGCGCAGACAGCCGAGGCCCCTGGCCCGCACGTCCGCGAAGCGACCGCGCTTCTCTCCGCCGTCATCGGCACGAACGGAGCCGCGATCACCCGCAATACCGCCATGAAAGTACCGGCCGTGGCTAAAGCCCTCAAGACGTACACCGCGCCTATTTCGGCGTTCGGGCTCCGCGAATACCGAAACGACGAACCGATCGCCGCCCGGCCGTTCCTCGTGTGCCCCTGTAACACGTTGCCCTATTCGGCCGTCATGGCCCGCACCGTTACCGACCTCCTCCTACACGATCGCGCCTATTGGCGGGTCACGTCCCGCGCCTGGGACGGATACCCGACCAATATTTCGATAATGCGAGTGGAGGACGTAAACGACCTCTACGTAAACGACACCGGGATCGACCCGAACGTTTACCCGCCGTCCGACCCGTTCTACCACCTCGGCGTACAAGTACCGACCCGCGACGTAATCAAATTCTACGGCGACGGTACGGGCGGCTGGCTCAAGACCGGAGCGAACGCGATCAACACCGCCGCCGCCCTCGAGGGGGCCGTACTCATGTACGCACAGAGCCCCGTAGCCCAGGTCGTGCTTAAGAACACCGGAGCGGACCTACCCGCCGACCAGGTCGACGCGCTCCTCGAGGCGTGGGAAACCGCCCGAGCCGACCACTCGACCGCGTACCTAAACTCCACGCTCGAGGCCCATTCCATGGGTATCAACCCGTCCGAAATGCAAATGGACCAAGCCCGCAACCAAGCCGCGATCCAAATAGCCCGCCTGGCTAACCTCGACCCGATTTGGACCGGAGCCGGAGTACCGGGCTCCAGCCTCACCTACTCCAACCGCGTCGACCTCTACCGGCAACTATTGGACACGGCCCTAACGCCCGTGATGCGGAATATCAGCGAACGCCTATCCATGCAGGACGTAACACCCCGCGGGCATAGTGTCCGATTCGATACGACCGAATTCCTACGCTCGAACCCGCTCGAACTCGCCAGCCTCGTACAAACACTCCTACCGCTAAACGTCATCACCGAGGACGAAGCCCGCCTAATCCTTGACCTACCTCAACTAGGCGTAATGTCTTACACCGCCCTGCCAGGAACGGAGCCGAACCAATGAAAACCCTCGAATACACCGCCGACCTCGTAGTCGAGGTCCGCGAGGACACGAACTCCGACGTAGTGGCCACCGGCTACGGCCGAGCCGTTCCGTACGGTGACACGACCAACCTCGGAGGCGTCGAGGAATCATTCAGCCGGGAAGCGTTCGATCCCGCCGACGTGATCGGCAAACCCCTCGCCTACCGGCACGACCAGCCCGTAGGAGTCATCACGAACGCCGAAAACCGCGAGGACGGTCTTTACATCGACTTCGAGATCGGCAACACGAGCCTAGGCCGGGACGCCGCCACCCTCGCCCGCATGGGGGCATCTAAAGGACTTTCGGTCGGCTTCCAACCGATCGAATCGGCGTGGGCCAAAACCCGCGACAAAGTGGAGCACCTCAAAGCCAAATTGCTCGAGGTGAGCCTTACCCCATATCCCGCCTACGCC